AGCCGTTTAATTTAGTGATGTCCGCATTAACAGTAAGTTTAGCTCCCATTAAAGCCTCTAATACGTCATTATCAACTTTGTTAGCGTGTGCTAAACCGTGTTGACGCACTTGTTCGCCTTGAGGGTCTCCGTAACCACTTAATAAAGCCTCATCTGTGATAGATGTACCTTTAGCAATTTTACGAATTTTAGCCTCACGTTTTTTAGTTTCTAAGATATCAGTTGGGATTTTTTCTCCCTCTGCAACTACTTGTGCATCTCCGCTATAAACGAATGCTGGGAATGTCAAAGTGTCTCCCGGTTGTCCTTGTAATGTGCTATCTACTTCTGCAAATGAAGCAAAACGCAATTTCTTTTCGAGTTGCGCTTGCATCATAGGCGCTAATACTTCTGGAATGATTTGATTACTTGTTTTAGTAAGTCCTTGTGCCATGCTTGTACCTCTTTCTTTGTTTAATTTTGATTAACTAATTTTTCGAATGTCTCACGATCGTTCAAATACAATTCGTTACGTTCAGCGACACTCATGTTGTCAAACTTTTCTTTCGTTACACCTGAGTCTGGATTACCTCCGCCTTGTGGTGTTTTACCTACAGGCTTAGACGACGCAAATAAATAAGGTTTAGACTCTTTAAGCGTTTTAATCGCTTCATCTAAACCTTTTACAGTGCCGTCGTCTACTAATTCCAGTTCATCTTTATTGATGAATGCTAGAATGTCGTTAGCGTCATTTGCTTCTTTAGCAACCGCTAACTTAACTGCGTTATTAAGTTGTGTTTCTTTATACTTTGTCTCCCACTCTGAATTTTGATTCTTTAATTCTTCGAGTTCTTTTTGAATCTCGCTATCATCTTTAACAGAGTCTTGCAATTTGACAATTTGTTCATCACGTTTAGAAATCTCTTCTTTTAACTCTTCAATTTCGGTATTCTTGTCGTTCAATCTCGAACGTGGTACCATTCCCGATTTTGATTCGTCAATCGCATCAATAACCTTCTGCTTGTCGATTTTTCCGTCTTTAAATTGTCCTAACAACGTGTATAAATCCATTTAAACTACTCCTTTTTACGAGTTTTACGTGCAACGCCACGAAGAATTTTGGTATAAAAAGAAGCAGTTTAACGACATGCTAAGGTCGAGTAGTAAACTACTTTCTTTTACGTTTATATTTCTCCCACTCACGATAAGTCATTTGTGGTATTACTTCGGTTGTCCCGTCATCTTTACGTACTCTCGTTGTACTAGGCAAATCATCTTCATCAATGTAATACATAAGCTTACAACGACAGTTGATGTTTTCTTTTGCACTATTCACACCAACAAACAACTTAGGTGCCTGTCCAACGCAACCGCTCGACTTGAACGGTTCGTCTATTTTCTTCTTAGCACCGTCTAGATGCCTGTGTGTGTCTCTTGTACGTGTATCTTTAGTAGCTTGCCAATACTTATACATCTGTAAGTCATTCTTTTGAGCTACTAATGCACTATCGAGTCCAGCTTGAGACATCGCTCTACCCGCTTCTGTACGAGCTACACGCAACGATTGAGCTTTAGACATACCAATATCATCACGGATTGCTTTTGCTATCTTAGAGTAGCCCTCTCCGCTCATAATGCCTTGTGTGATGTGTAAGCGTATCTTTTTCAGTACTTCATCACGATGCTTCTGTAGCGTCGGCACTAATCGAATGAACTCAATAGGTTGTTCAATAGCTGATGTGATAACCTCTTTGCTAGGAACATCAAATTGCATAGATGTTTGACTCGCCGTCTCATATAAATAAAGGCTCATAAGGAACTTTTCTATATAAGCGTCTTCCTGCGACTTCTGAATCATCTTAGCTACTTGCCTATAGTCATCAGTCAACATTGTGCCTATACGAGTTAACTCCTTATTGAGCCTGTTGTATTTATTAAATTCAGTCCATGTAACATACACATCATCACTTTGATACTTCTCAAACATATCTGCGATGATTTGTTTTATCTCTTTAATCCGATTAGCAAATAGTTGTTCTATCGGCTTCTCAGCTTTAGAGATTAGACTATCAATATATTCATCAATATCATTTTGATTCTTTATTGTTAGATCTTTCTTGTTGTTGGGCACCGTCAGCACCTCCGTCATCTAAATTAGGCAGTTGCTTGTTGTACTCCATTTGTTCTTGTTCTATTCGTTCGAGTTCTGCTTGTAAATCTTCGACAAACGGGTGATTTTCCAATACAGTTTCATGGCTTACAATTCCCATAGATTGCTGAGCTGTTTGTACTTGTAATTCTGTATTCGCTACTTTGTTGTAGTTGAAACTAATATCGACATCTTTATGTTCTCCTTTGATGTCGAAGTGCTCAAACACAAACCAAAGTAACTCCTGTATAGCAACTTTAGCTTTACGCGCTAACTTATCCGCTTTCAAGTTTAAGTTAGTATATAAAAACTCTAACGCAACCCCACTTGGAGCAGAACCGAATTTATCAGAACTAAAGTCAACCGCTTGACCAAATAACATTATTTTTTGATATAACTCATCTAAATACTTTTTACTGTTTTCAACTGGTACTTCTACCTGTATTGTGTCGACACCCCCGTTATCCGATACTTTTATCGCCCCGTAATAACGTAGTAACCGTTTGAATTCTGGCAACTCTTGGTCATCATAGTTCTTTAATACATACGTTAATTCGTTTGAATCTTTAAAAGTATTGGATAAATCAGATAATCGTCTGTTATACGCATCAACCAATGTTTTGTACATAAATATGTCTGATGTTTCCAAATCATTATTTTTGAATGGAATAAAAGGAATCTTACCCCACGACCCTGTACTAAAATGCGTTTTTGAATTCTCCAAATTGTTAGAGTAATCCGGAATAAGCGAACCGTTTTCATAAACGTAGAAATTAACCGTTACTTTATCCCAGTATTCAACTTTAGTTTCATTTTCCAATTTGTACATCCTGATAAATGCCTCTAATTCTTCGTGCTCTTTATCAGTCCATATAGGAATGCCTTGTTCTGCTGGCACTCTAAATAACTTAAATTCTCCCTCTTCATCAAGGTAAGGATGCAACCATTCAATACCTTTATTGCTAGCTCCTGTTAGTACACTGTGCAACTTATCATCGAATCTATTTCCTAAAACTTCATCAATACGTTTAACTACTTCATCATCTGTATGTTTAAAAGCGATAGGCTTACCTACAATATAAGAAACTTTTTGATCTACTAGGTTAGCATGGAAGTTAGTAATCATTCTGTCATCTGGTTTCAATGGGTCAACTGCTCCTGTAGCATCAACTGGTTTAGGTTCCTTAACGATATCAGGACGTTGCTCATAATATTCTTGACCTATTGAGATTTCAGGTAACTTCTCCAAATGTTGTTTTATATATCTGATAATCATTTCTTCCAATGTTTCCGGTTTGTTGTTAGTCCTCACAATAGCATCAAATATTTCTGTTTGTGTTGGTTGGCTAGGGTACAAAATATTACCTCCTTTAATTAAAGCCTGTGCCACTTGGCTTATTAGCTGTATAAACTGCATATCTTAACGCATCTAATGTGTCATCGTTTAATTTAACTGGTTCGTCTGCATTATCTTTCCAAACGTAGTTATATATTTCTTCTTTAAACAAACTAACTTTTTCTTTGATAATGAATATCTTATTTAGCTTGAATAACCTAGAAATAACTTCGATGCCAGCAATAACGGCTTTGTCAGCATATCTTGCTTTTATCTTTTCTCTTCTAAATCGTTCAATATGTTCAGGTCTAGCTGTATCACAATAAAAAAGAATATCGCCGTGCCTTTTTATAACTCCTTTAGCAATAGCTACCCAGTCATCTATTTCTTTATGTCTGTGTGCGTGTTCTTCAATAACGTACTTGTTTCCGTCGAAGTCTTCCGCTACAACCATAATAGAACCATAATGCTCATATCCCCAGTCGACGCCTGCATATTTCCTTTTTATTTGTTTAGTTTTAAATTCTTCTTCTGTGATGTAATGAACTTTTTCTTTGAAATCTTTATATACAACACCCTCAGCAGAAACCCACTTACCATAAATGTCACGATCTGTGAACATTCCTGTTGGTGTACTTGCGATAATCGATTCAATATATTCTTCATCTAAAAATGTATTGTCAAACAAAGTAAATTGGAATGCTTTGATATTTAGTCTTCCATTCGATAACCGTTGACCACTCTTATCAATGTAATCTTTTTTAACTGGATGCATCGGGTTTTCGGGGTTGGTATCAATTAATATCCTCGCGCCTTTGTAACTACAACGTGAGAACACTTCTTTAATAAACATATTGTGTAATGCTGTTCCCTCGTTTAAAAAAGCACCTGCTGAAGTAAAACCACGCGCTTTTTTCCATGCATCCGAGTTTTGTCCGTCGAATACATACACTTTATTACCAAATATTTTGACCGCGTTAGATTTATCGAGTGTTAACTCTCTACCTAGTATTAACTCCATATCATCTAGTATGTTACGTCTTATAGATGCTTGTGTCGCTCCTCCAATGATGAAGTTAAGCCCCTTGTCTTTATAAGTAGCTATATGCATTAAAAAAAGCAGGATAAACACATATGTTTTACCTGCCCTCTTTGCACCACTCGCTATTAATACTTTGGGTCTATCGTTTATAAAGCAGTTCCAGACTTCTTGTTGTTTCGGGTTTAACATTTCATTAATCATCATTAACACCCGCTAACTTAATAAGTGCTTTAGCAACTTCTGCTTCTTGTGAATTATTTTCTGATTTATCCATCTGATCGATTTTTTTCTCAAGCATCTTGATTTCAGTTTCAATCTTTTTATTAGTCAGAACTTCATTGCCTAACGTCATTCTATTCATGCCGTCCAAACTAGCGAGGAATGCATCAGCTGTCGCTTTCTTTACTCCCTCTACTTCAATATCGTTCTTCGCTGTATTCTTTAACCACTCATACTCTTCAAAAGCCTTTTGGCGTGTCCATTTTGATTGCTCAGCTACTTCTTGACGTAATTCTTCGTACCTTGTACAAACCTTGCCGTTTTTAGCTACACGGCTAGCTAATACATCGATATCCTTTTCACTCTTGCCTTTAGTCGAATACCCTGCGTCAATATAAGCTTTGCGTTGGCTCTTGCCCTCGATGAGTCCCAATACAAACTTTTCTTGCTTCGGTGTTAATTTAATCAATTGTTTTCACTGTATCACACGCCTTTACGTTAATTACTCTAGTTATTTTAAATATAAAAAAATGCCCCTACATCTTGTGCAGGAGCTTCGTTCAATAAATGTGAAAGGAGGGAAATAGTTATGACTCAAATTGCAAGAATTAAACTACCCACCATATAGGCAGGTAGTAAGTGATTAATAGCGTAACATATCAACTTTACATGTTTGTCACTTCTCAATCACATCGATGAGAACATCTAATGTGTCTATTACCCCACGTCTTAAGATAATTCTTACAAATCAATTATATAAAATTAATTCACAGTTTAAAAATAGTGTCATTTTCGTCATTTCTGTCATTTTTGTCATTTTCGTCACTGTAGTAGATAAATCTTTTCTGCTAACTCATCACGGCGTGCTAGGAAGTTGTTTCTGTTTAATTTAGAGTTAGGCATCTTCTTGATAATCGCATCCCTGTTATAACCTTTCTTCAATAACTCTAAGAAACAAAAGTCAACGTGTCCCAATCTCTGTTGCGATTGATTTATAAACTCAACCTCTTTTAACATCTGAGCATACCTTTTATTTGCTCTCTCAAGCCTCACAACAACATCTTCAACTTTACTTGAGTTTTCCCCTTGTGGTTTCGGCAACGTTGCTTGTATGCCATACTGTGCAATTGAATTGCTATCATATTCCGGTATTACATCAGCTAATACATTACACTTCATTTTATGTGTGCCTATCATATTAACAATTGACTCTTTGCTATACATCTACTCTGACACCTCCGCCCTCATCAAATCAGACTGATCGCTCAACTTTGCGAAGTCACTCGGCGCCTCTACATCATCATTAGCCGTCATCATAATATATACTTGCTCAGTTACATACTTACCTAGCTCATACATTGCTAGTAAGAATAATAGTCTTAATATTTGTTTAATCATTGTTTATCTACCTTCTTTGCTTCGTATAAGACCGGATATAAATTTAAAAAGTGTATTCTATATCCAATCGTCTTAACTTCTACTTTGTCGCCTACTTTTAACCTAGCTTGTATGTCTGCGCTATCAAATTTCTTTTTGAATAATAAGTCGGAGTTTTCAATGACTTGTTTGTTGTCTAATACAATATAGAACTTGTCTTCTTTATCTTGTCTCTTGTTATATTTATCTGTAATTGTCCCTTGATGTACTTCTTTGTTTTGGTAACTAG